TCTCCTTCAAAAGTTCCTACAACATGCGCCCCTGTACTAGTTGTCTCAAATTTTTTAGAGCCGTTGTGATATAACTCTACTTGTGCGTTGTGATAACCAATAAGATGAGATTCACCGGTTTGTGCTCTTAACATTAATTTGTTATTAGCACTTGCTTGGATTACGAAATCTCCTGTGTTGTTTATAATTTCAGATCTTGTACCATTGTGATAAATTTCTAAATCTCCACTTGCTCCTAACTTAATACGATCATCATTAGTACCACTACTATCTCCTAAAATTAAATTACCAGATGAAATAGTTATTCCATTACTGTCAAAGTTAGCTATCTCAGTAGCATCAGAAACAAAACCTACACTACCACCACTTTTTCTATATAGGCCGGAATTTTCATCTCCGATGAAGGTAATAGATGGAGCACCAAGAGATCCTGAAGGAAAGTTACCACCTGCATTTAGGTAATCAGCAGTCGCATATATAATTCCAAAAAACGCATGCCCATTTGTAGGGGCAGAACTAAAAACTATATTTGTACCAACTAAATTAAATCCTGAAGCTCCAGTAGGGTCAGGCTCCTGAATAACTCCGTTTACTGATACTAAAACTTGCTGAGGTGACTTTGGAAAAGGTACTGGAGCAGAACCAGCAACTTGTAAAGCAAAACTTGTAGTGCTACCATTAAAACTACTGCTTATGTCATCAATTAATCTATAATCGTCAGCAGCACGAATAGTATTTCCAATATATGGCATAGCAGATTAAACTAGAAGTCTTCTTTATTTCTTTAATTATTTTAAGCTCAGTAAATATGGGAACTTTTTAGCTATTAGGTCCAGAAGTAGAAGGTTGAGTCGGCCATGTAACATCAGTAATTACTGTGTATGTCTGAGGAATATCTCGTAAATTTTGTCTATAAGCAGACCATTGTGCCTGATCAACAGAGCATCCTGGTATTACTGTCCAATCTGTAGATTTTAAAATATAATCTCTTTTTTTTCTAATATTTTCCCAAGTAGAATCATCTAATTCTAAAACTTTTTCACCATAAACTATAATCTCGATAGCCTCAACCTTTGCCTTAAGACTCTCAAAATTATCAGATAAATTTACAAGATCGTTATTTACTGATAATCCCATCTTAGGTCTGCTCTAAATAACTTACTGCTACATCAATAGCACTTGCAGTATCAGTTCTAACTCTCAGAACATCACTACTTTCCATAATTACTTTTGATCCACTAATTAATTCAAGTGAAGATCCTGCTGGTATAGGGGCATTTCTTAAAAGAAAAACATCATCACCTGTATTAGTAACTAAAAAAACATCCACATCAGCACTAGCTCCTGTCTTATTAGAAACTAAAATACTTAAAAGAACTAATGTAGCAGAACCACCAGCTGATAAAACATTTGCATTGGTGCTAGTATGTGCATCTGTAACACAACTTGATTTCGTATCAATTTTGAAGGTGTTTGCCATATTATCCTAAAGCAATAATTAATGCTAAGTTTTCTCCGGAATCAAATCCACCTGTTACTGATAAAGATCCATTTACTTGGACATTTCCTGTAAAGGTAGCAGCTCCATTAGCATCTATTGTAAGACGGCTAGACCCACCAGTTACTAAAGCTATTTCATCAGCAGCTGGAGATATTAAACCTGTATTTGAATCTCCGGCAAATTTTAGGGCACAAGATGAAGTAGATCCTCTTTCAAATTGAGAATTAGATCCGTCCTGTCTTAAAACAGGGAAACCACCATTTGTTAATGCGTCATGAATAACAACAGTTTTTAAGGAAGTATCTACAGTTACTTCACCATCGGCACCTTTAAATGATAAGTGCTCTGCTGTTGTTCCTCTTCTAAATTGAACTTGGGTTGCCATAATACTATCCTAATGCCACTGCTATTGCGGTAGCAAAACTTTCAGTTGCTATAGTCGAATCTACAGCCACTGTAACTGTGTTACCAGTAGCACTTGTATCAATACCAGTGCCTCCTGATAGCTGTAGAGTTTCAGAATCTAAATCAATAGCAATCGTTCCAGAATCTGTGGTTATGTCAAGATCTTCAGCGGTAATCTGAGCTTGAACATAAGCTTGAGTTGCAATTGTTCCGTTTGAATCAGGAACTGTTAATGTTCTTGTTGTGCTACCTGATATAGAAGAACAATCTAAAGCAAGTATTTTTGTATTATCACTATTATTTCTAACTCTAAATCCACTGTCATTTGTAACTACAGCAGTTGAAGTTATTGAAGCTAATCCAGTGTAAGTTGTTACAGTGCTTCCTAAAGCAACTGCTGTACTACCAATAGTGACTTGACTATTTGCTAATTGAGCATTTGGAATAGAACTTGTTCCAAATTGTCCAGTTCCACTGTTATAAGTTAATCCTGATCCAGCTGCTACACTTAAAGATCCTAATAAAACTACAGTTCCAGCTGCATCTGGGAATGTAATAGTTCTATCAGCTGTTGGATTAGTTACAGTAAGGGTTGTTTCATTAGCGTCAGCTCCACTACCTTCAAAAACAATATTTCCACTTGCAATTTTTATTGAGTTTGCTGCATCAGCTGATCCAGAAATGAGTGTAGTTCCAACTAAAGTTGAAGACGTTAAAGAAGATAAACCAGCAAAAGTAGTTACTGTTCCACCAAGACTTACTTGAGTTGATCCAATAGTGACAGCGGAGTTAGCTAAATTACTATTAGCAATTGAAGATGCTGTAGATAATATTGTTCCAGTTTCATTTGGTAAAGTTAAAGTTTTATCTCCCCCTGTTGCATCAGCTGCTGTGAGGATTGTCTCATTTGCATCTGCTGTAGATCCTTCGAAAGTAATATTTCCACTTGCTAACTTTATAGAGTTTGCTGCATCAGCTACTCCAGATATTAAAGTTGTAGAGGCTAAAGAAGTTAAACCTGTAAAAGTCCCTTGACTAGCTCCAAGTGCAACTGCAGTACTTCCAATTGTTATGTCATCATTAGCAAGTTGACTATTTGGTATTGCAGACGTTCCAAACACTCCAGTGCTTGAGTTGTAAGATAATCCGGAACCTCCAGCGACACTAAAATGTGCTCTTGCTTCAGCAGCTGAAGGACCTGTGTATGTGATTACTCCTGAAGTACTGTTGTAAGCTAAAGATCCATCTCCACCACTGTCAGTTACAGATACTGATCCTCTAGCTCTAGATGTTGTGAAATATTGATTTGAACCTTCACTTAAATCGGTTGTACTATTTCCAGCAAAATCTAATTTATCAGAAGAAGAATTTAACTCCTGAAATAGACCTGAAACTAAAACAAGTGCCTTTCTTGTTGCCATTTTATATCTTGATACAATTCAAAAAATATTGAATTGTTAGTTATATATATTTTACGTCTAGTAAACCGTCAGCTTAATAGTATCGGTGGCTCCACTCTAATTATTAATTGTCCAGTGCTGCCAGCTTCTCCAATCCTAGATACATACTGACCAGCAGAAGATGGAGGAGTTTTAACAATTGCACCTGCCGATGCAGCAGATAAATAATATTGATCTCCAAAATCTAAACCTGAAGTTGCTATAATCCCAGCAACAATAACTTTTACTGTTTGTCCCTGAGATTTTGTTGTTTCTGCAACTCCAGCTACTAATGCTTTGTCTAAAGTGTCATTGGCAATAGCTAATCCTACTTGACCATCACTTGCTCTTGCATATAAAGCTTGACCTTGTACAACATTTTCAAATACTACTGCCTCATATCCAGTTACTTTAAAAACAGAACTAGTCCCCATAGAAGACTTTAAATCTAATAAAGCTTCTGTCAAACCTTGTGCATTAGGTTGATAAGGTATGTAATTTTCTACACTAGAAGACATTAGCTTAATTTGATAGGTGGTTCAACTCTAATTGCAAATTTTGTTGTGGTAGAAGCTTCTCCAACTCTTACAACGGCTTGTCCAGCTGAAGATGGTGGAGTTAAAGTTATAGCTCCTGCAGTAGAAGGTGAAAGAAAATATAAATCTCCTGCATCTAAACCGGATAAAGTTTTTAATCCAATAACTATAACTTTTACAGTTGAATTAGCACTTGCATCAGCATCAGCAAAACCAACTACTTGAGCATTTTCTACAGTGCCATCAGCTGCACTTGCCTTACCTACTTGACCATCACTAGTTCTCATATATAAAGCATCCCCATTACTTACATTTTCAAATGCAGTAGCATCAAATCCAACTTGTAAAGGAGCAAAATTTGGAAATCCTTCTTTAAAATCAATAACAGCATCAACTAAACCTCTATAATTAGGTTCATAAGGTTCACGAGTCATCGTAAAACCATTAGCTATCATTAAGTCTCTTAAGACCGCAATAGCTCCTTGTATATTCGGTTCGTAAGCAGTAGACATAATTAACCTCTATTAATATCTATTTTAAACTGTGCCTACCATTATAATAAAAGTATGGAACCTCAAGTAATCGCTGCAATAATATCTGGTAGTATTGGTGCTTTCGCTGGCATCAGTAGAGCTTTAGGTAATTTTAATAAAAAAATTGATAGAAAATTTGACAGAATTCAAAGAGAAGTGGATGATTTAAAAAATAGTGTTATTCATGATTATGTTTTAAAAGAAGATTTTTTAAGAGAAATGCAGGGTGTGCATACTAAATTAGATAGAATTTTAGATCATTTACTAAATCACACTAATTAAACATTAATCCAAGAAGAACTTGAAGCTAAATAAATTTTTAAAACTCCACTACCACCACCAGATGTATCCCAGTGTAATTGACCATCAATAGGATTAGCAGGTTGTCCAGCGGATACAGATGCTACAGCTTTTACAGATTGGAATGAAGAACCATCAAATACCTTAAATATATGAGTACTAGCAGTATCTAACCAAGTTTCTCCTTTACTTGATGATGTAAATCCAGCTGCAGAACTATTTGGAGCAGTACTTCCAATATGAACAGGACCTACTTTGATTAATCCAGTGCTTGGCGAAGCAACATTATCAGCAAAAAACAATCCGGGACTTGTACTGTGATTATTTAAAGCAAGTTCACCAGCTCCTAATCTTGTAGGGAATGGTCTATCATTAGCTGTGCTCGATCTTCTTGTTTGAATTTGTACTGCCATAGTTAACTCTCTACATTAATGTATAATCCTGCATCTACTACTGTATCTTGAGCAGTATTTGGAGTATAAGTACTAGCGTCAAGGTCACTAGTATTTACAGCAGAATCTACCAGTTCTCCATTTATATAATCACCTGCATTAATCAAACCAGATTCGAAAATATCAGTAAATTCAATAAGTGGTTTATTTATTATTCCAAACTTAATATCATCTAAAACTGTAGGAGACTTATTAAATAATTTATTTACCATTGCAATCATTCTATTTGTAGTATTTAAAGATCTACCAGATCTATCTAATACTCCTTCGGCATCTCTCTTTAAACTATCTGTTAAATTCATAGCTACAACAGATGGATCAAAGTTAGCTACATTTTGTTTATTATTAAAATTACCAATAATTTCTTTGTTACCCTCCCATTTAGTTGATCGATTATATAAAGCAAATATTTCTGCTGATTCTTTAAGTTTTTGTTCTTCTTTTTTCCAATTTCTTTCCCATGCCTCAAGACCTTGACCTATAGGTTTATCATTAGGTTCAAGTAACCATGCTCCTACATACTCATGTTTTTTTAAATTTTCTACTGTTACATAACCACTTGTTGTTTCATTAAAAGGATATACAACTACAAAACTATTAGGATTAGGAACATCACTAATTGTATATTCTCCAGAGATTGCATTTCCACTTGTAAAATTTAATTGAATTTTATCGTTTTTATTTAAATTATGATTATCAAAATTAACAGTTATATTTACTCCTGATTGTTCATATTTTGCTGCTAATTTAAGTGGTTCATTACCTTCATCATGAACTAAAGACCACATTGCTGCGTAAATATGTTTACACCAACGAAGTTGATAATATTGTAAATTTTGAAAAGAATTCTCTTTTTCATCCTCGTATTCCGGTAATTCGTAAAAATTATTTATAGTCACATAACCTAAGTCTCTAAAAGTTCCGGGAATATCTCTTTCATCACTTAAAGTGCCGTCTGGTTGTAATACATTTCCAGGTTTTGTATCTCTGATAGGTGTTACCGGAAATCTCGAATTATTTGAATTTTTAAATAAATCATAACTATCTCTTCTTGAGAAATCTTGACATGAACAATTCCATCTTAATTCTGTTGTTAAAAATCTACCTACTTCAAAACCTCTATGAGCTGGTACAGTTGTTTTAGCTACTGTATCTACAGTTTTTGCTCCGTAACTATCTTTCTTCTGAAAAATTATTTCATTAGTATTTGCATCAGATCCTGTAACTGTATATCCAACATAATCGTCATATCTAAATCCCCTTAATAATCTACTTAAAGTAAGATTTCCTGATGTAGACCCACTGGTTATTGTTGTGACTTTAAATTGTGTGGTTGATGTAACTTCTATTGTGTATCTACCAGAAGGAACATTACCTGTACTTACATCTAAAAATACCTTGTTACCTGTAGATAATCCATGCACTGAACTACAAGTTACTGTTACTTCAGAACCTGATCTTGTATATGTAGAAGATATTCCAGGATCTTTTTCTATTATTCGATCAGCCATTCTTTCACCACCAAGAAATGCTACTTCTGTTGGTAGAGTTCTTAATTTAACTCTTACAAATCTCCATCTAGTATCAGTAAATGTTGTTGAATTGTGATAAGTTACATTACCAGAAGTTGTTAAAGAATTTGTAGCTGTGACAGTAAATGTATTTTGAGTCTTACTTACAATCTCTAATGTTTCATCAATCGCAGTACCAGTAGATATATCTAAGAAAACATCATCACCCGGAAATAATCCATGATCTGATTTTGTAACTACTAATGAAGTACCATTTTGCTGATAAGTAGCATCAACAGATGGAGCTAAATATCTTACTGCAAGTATTGGTAAACCAAAATTATAGAAACTAAATCCATCTGTATCTCTCATTCCACATACATGTTCACCTAATTCTTTATTTTTAGAAGGAAAGGTGAATATTCTTGCTGGTATAAAAACTCCGGGAAACTGCTGAAATGTAAAAAACAATCTATAGTCTCCTCTTCTATCTCTTTCTTTAGAGGTAGATCCTAATATTGTTTGCATCATTACATATAATTCATATCCTCTTCTCCATCTTGTCCACAAAGAATCTTGATTATAAAATTTTATTTCACTTTCTAATTCGTAACCATCAGATCCTCGTGGATAAATACTTGGTACTTTTGGCTTATTATCAAAATTTTTAAATTTTTTACTAAAATCGAAATTTGATGATTTACCAAAATCTCTTATTTCGAATGCCATTATGTTTAATAGAAACCACCCTGTACATTACAATAGAATCCATTTGTTAAAGCAGTAGCACCACTTGCAGCTACATATAAAGCTTGTCCTCTTTTCAACATTAATCCTCTTTGTTTTGGAGCCAATGCATTATTAGCAGATCCAAAATTAGCTCCGGCCTGAACTGTAGGATGATTTATAAAAGGTAATATTTTTTGTTCGCTTAAGCTGTATGACTGTTGACTAGAATCAACACTTGCAACAAATAATGGAAAAAATTGATTTATATTCGTTACTGTTCCTGTATTTACAAGATAGAAACAAAAATCAGTAGGTAAAGAAATATCTACGTTACCTGTTATAGTTCCACCTACTGAAGGAATAGTTACATCAAACGTAGTGCTAGTGAAATTGACACTATCTAAAACTTCAAATGTATCATCTTTAGGAACTGTTCCTGAACTATAAGTCTTAAAATCTAAAAATACATTTTGACCTGGCTCTAAATTATGTCCAGTAGAAAGAGTCACTGTACAAGTAGTGCTATTAGCTGAATATGTTCCTGTTGGGGGTGTTACAGCATCTATTGTTTGTAAAACTCTTTTTGTATATCTAAAAAATATTTCATCTACATAAGCTCCACTGATTGCAGTATCTGTTAAAGCAGAGTCAACATCAAATACTTTTGTAGCATTACCAACCGCTGTAGGTAGAAGACTAGTTAAAAAAGATTGCCCTGATGATACCGTACATAATGTAGAGGCGGTTGCTGGGCGATCCACCATTAACGGCTGTTTGTTTGAACTACTGCTTGACACTTTAACTTACTGAGAGGCTTAGTTTAATTATATAGGAAGGTTTTTTTCCTTATTTTTCAGATTTTTCTTCTTTTTTCATTTTTTTAGACTTGGCATCTTTAGCCTTATCTAAAGCCTCCTTACGTTTTTCTTTATCAGTCATTTTCTCACCATCTTCCTTTTTTTTATTTTTGTTCTTAAAATATTCAAGAAGTTGGGGAGGCATTTTTCCTTTAGCCATCAGAATTCTCCAATCTAGATACAGGTACGGAAGCTACAAAACGATTAGGCAAGAAGTCTCCTCTAACAGTTGGGGCTCTCATGTAATCCCTTTCTGCAGTGAAGATATCTACTCGTCTATCTCCTGCCATTCTAGTACGTCCTCTACTTTCAGCAAATGGATTTTTCTGACCTCTTTCACCTTGACCATAAATATTTTTATCTCTTCTTATACCTAAAGTATATCCAAGTTGTGTTCTAGGTAAAACAGACATTTATATAGCAGCTATATTAAACAATACTGTTGCAGCAGTTCCGCCAGCTTCACTAACAAATACAGCTTTTACAAATTTTACTGGTCTATCAGCAACACTATAAACAGTTGTTCCATTAGAAGTAATAGTCTGAGCTGCAATAATTGGTGCATAATTAGTTCCATCTATACTTCCATCTAAACGCACAACCACATTAGTATTGATTGAAGCTACTGTTACCGTCAGTGTATAACTCTTTGTAGCAAAGAAATTATTTGATGCTACTTGTAAAACTGTCCCATCTCCTGGAGCAGATAAACTTGTATCAGTAAAAAATATTGTGTCTTGAAAGTAGGTTACTGCCATTGCAAATTTACAATCCTTTTCTTAAGAATAACAGGGGGAAATGTTTTACCTATGATTTGTTTCTAGAAATAAACGTGTTCCTACAGCTACATCAGCTGGTCCTGGAAGAGCTTGTATAAACTCTGCACCCTCTCTATTAAATCTGTATCTAGCCTGTTCTGGATTACGATAATTAGGTACATAAAGATGCATTGCTAATCTATCTGTTTCATAAATATAAATTTCTGTCCAAGTTTTTAAAGTTTGTCGAAAATCAGAAGTTGAAACGGTACGATCAACGTCACCAAGAATACTTTCTATTCTGTTTTTTGGAATAGTATTATTGTTAATACTACCTGTCATATCAGTTCTCTTTTCAGCTTCATCACATCTTCCTACCTGTTCTACAATCTTACTTACCCAGAAAGAATCCTGAACATTATTAAGTGCTTCTTCTAATCGAGCTTGGTCACCAGCTGGTATGGAAGTTATGTTATAACCTAAATGCCAACGTACTTTTGATTGTAAAAAGGTATCGAGCTTCATTCAAACAAGTAAAATATACCTGTTACTAGTCTACTCTCACTAAGTTCTCTTTAAATATTGCGTCCCAATCAATTCTTTTAATCCCTCTTAATTGTTCAAGCTTTGTATACCTTTCTCCTGTCATTGTTGTTTGTAAATCTTTTATATCTCTAGCTGTTTTTAAACCAACTCCGGGAAGAGTATCAGCAATCTGTCTAGCACTTGCAGTATTTATATTTAAACGTCTATCAAGAGGGAAAGTTTCTCTGTTAGTTGGTTTAGCAGTTTTATCTCCTGTAGATTTTAACTCTGCAGTTAATCTCTCTTCTGTTTTAATTTTTTCATTAGTGGCTTCTAAGTGAGGAATTAAATCATCTTCATGAACATAATCAACTTCATCGTTTGCATTGACAACCATGAAGATCCCTTCACCATGTTGAGATATTTTCTCAACTAGCCCACCAGTTACTTTGTGTTGATATAACATAATAAAAATTGTTTTCCTCTAATTTAGCTTACCTTAATAATTTTTTATTGACAATAAAAAAGCGAGTCGAGAGACTCGCCTTTTTGGTAACTCTATAAAGATATAGATTATGAATCTGTTCCGCCTACTTGTGAAGCAAAATCAACGAAGGAAGAAACATCATCCCAAGTTACAGCTTTTGCTGGACGTAAGTAGTTAACTCTGCAAACAATGTATGCTGCTCTACCTGCATCAGAATCATCCTGAGAGATAAATACACCATCACCACTAACAGTAGTACCTGTGACAGCATCGACATTATA